CAATCCGCATCATCTTCACGCTCAATACTCCGCCAAAGAACCACTGGATCATAAAGCGCTTCTTCGACCTTCAGCCCACTCCCCAAGCACCGGGCTTTTTCACTCCGAAGATGAAGAAGGGAACCGACGCGATCTATATACCGGGTACGTATCGCGACAATTTGCCGAACATCGATCCAGCGACGGCCGCACGATACGCTAAGTACCGCGGCACGAATCCTTCCTACTACTGGCAGATGATTGAGGGGTTGTGTCCCGAAGTCGTGATGGGTCGCATCTACTCGGGTTGGAAAGTTGTCGAGAGCGTCCCGCACGAAGCGCGGTTGATGGGATACGGCTTGGACTTCGGGTTCGACCCTGACGAAGCTGCTATCGTAGCCATCTACTGGTACAACGGCGGCTTCATTCTCCACGAAATCCTGTATCAGACCGAGCTGCTCAACAGCCACCTCATTTCAACATTCAAAGCATTGCCGAAGGCACCCATCATCGCCGACAACGCGGAGCCCAAGAGCATCGCCGAATTGCAGGCCGCAGGCCTCAACGTCATCCCATGCGAGAAGGGCGCCGACAGCGTGAACTTCGGCATCAAGCACGTACAGGGGCTGCCTATCAGTTACACCAGTAGCTCGACCAACCTGCATGACGAGTACGAAAACTATTCGTGGAAGGTGACGAAAGATGGCGAAACAGCCGGCATCGAGGACCCGAAGAAGAAGAATCACCTTATGTCAGCGGCGCGCTACGGCCTCACGATGCTTGCAGGAACAGGAACGACCTACGACCCACATGCCAAGGAGCGGGAAGTGGCGCAGGTGACGATCACACGGCGGAAGCAGCAGAAGAACGGAGCTAGGTGAGCAGTTTTTCTCTTACGAGTGGAACTTCCTTGCACTTAATCATATCCGGCGTCCTCTCCACTATGAGTGGAAGATTTTCCGAGTCCGGCTTCTTCGATCTTTTGTGCACCTTTGCTGCTTCGTCATAATAGTCGATTAGCGCCTGTCCTGCTTCACCCACGAGATATATCCCAAGCGCTCTATTTTCTCCTGGCGCTCCTCCTATATCGCAACCCTTCGCATTCCATGACTTGCCGTCGTCGGCGTAATCCACCTCCCTCAGCGGATGAATGGCCCGACGCTTGGTATCGGGGTAAATTCGTAAGACCATCAACTTGTAACCCTTGGGAGGGGCCTTCTTCATGGTTCCGGCAATCTCGACGACGCCTACCGGTTCGCCGCTACTTGGCCTAGTGATCACTATTCCGTAGTCGCTCGCCCTAAGCAGGGGAGCAGGCGTTTTCACAAAAAGGACTAGTCCCACGCCGAGCAGCACTACTCCCGCAGCGATAGCGCCATATCTTCCAACGTCGTCTGCAATCGGAAACCAATTGTTGTACGCTATGCCCTTTGCCAGACCGAGAAAAAGGACAACAGTTCCAACTATCACCAAAAACAATGCGGCTCGATCAAGTAATTTCTGAAATGCGTCACCCACCGCTTCCCACATCGACCTCTCCTGAAATGAATATCCCCACCGCCTAAAGTTGCAGCAATGGCGATGCTATACTGATTTCGTGAAGTCCATCTACAAGTTTGTTGCAGCCCAACGCGACAGCTATCGGTCTGACACCATCGAGATCACCGAGGGCTACGAGTTCTCGCAGTACGAAACGCTCCGCACGATCGAACTCTACGACAACGACCGCTTCCTTACCGGCAACAAAGACAGCCTCGACCGCGAGAAGCCGTTCTTCAACATCGTCTCATTCCGTAAGAACGTCGCGACCCGCGCCACGGACCTCGACACCAAGGACGTTCAGATACAGTCCGACCGCATCACGAAGACCAGCTACGCCGAGACATTCCTCCTCAATCTAAAAAGTCGCAACTGGATGAAGCTCGCGGGCTTCGCCAAGTTCCTCAATCGGATGGGCGCCACCCGAGCAAAGTACGGCGGCGTTCTCGTAAAGAAAACCGAACAGGACGGGGAGCTTGCCGTACACGTCGTCGCCTGGCTCAACGCCATAACGGATCAGGTAGACACCGCGAACGGCGTGAAGATTGAGCGCCACTATTACAACCCCGCCCAGCTTATGACAGACGTGCCGAAGAACTGGACGAACATTAAGGAAGCGATTGAAGCCGCCAAGAAGGCTCGCACCGCACAGGCGGCGAACAGTGCACCCAAGGAGAACAAGACCCCCGGCGCGTACATTGAAGTGTTTGAGGTGCACGGCGTCCTGCCAACGTGTTTCCTCGCAGGAACGGGCGATTACCCGGAAGATTACGGCTCTGAGGAGGAATACGAGCGCCAGATGCACGTCGTTGTCTTGGACGGCACCGACAAGGACAAGGTCGAAGGCGTCACCCTGTACGCCGGCATCGAGGATGAGGACCCGTATAAATATTTGGCATATGAGGAAGTAGACGGCCGCGGGCTCGGCAAGGGCGTGATTGAAAGTCTGTTCGAGGCACAAGTCTGGACGAACTACAGCGAAAAGCAAAAGAAAGACATGCTCGATCTCGCCGGCAAGATCATCTTCCAGACGACGGATCAGAACATCGCAGCCAAGAACGTCCTCACCGACTTGGAAGTAGGACAGATCGTCACCACCGCCCGCGATACCTCGCTTGGCAGGATAGACAACTCCGCAACATCATTTACGGCGTTCCAAGCGCTGGCCGCTGATTGGGACAAACAGGCAGAGCGCGTCTCATCCACTTTCAATGCGATCACGGGCGAAACGATGCCGTCGGGAACGCCGTACCGTCAGGTCGCCATCCTCAATCAGGAAGCGGGCTCACTCTTTGAATACCGACGCGAGGAGGCTGGCATCTTCGTACGCGAAATCTTTTTGGACTGGATACTGCCGTTCCTCGTGAACCAACTCAAGAAAGATAAGGACCTTACCGCCACACTGGAACCTGAGGAATTGGAAATTGTGTCGGAGGCCGTTGCCAATCAGGAAGCCGATAAGTTCGCTAAGGAGCGCATTCTTGGCGGCCAGAACGTCACGTCCGAGGAGAAGCAAGCGGTATACGGCGCCGTAAAAGAAGCCAGAATGCAACTCCGCCGCCGATCCTTCAAAGGATTCGATAAGCTGTTCTCTGACTGGATGGGCGCCGTCGATGTCATCACGACCGGCGAGCAGAAGAATAAGGCCGCAATGCTCGAAACGATGAACAATGTCATCGCGTTCGTCATGAAGATGCAGCTCCCGGATGGCCGCAATCTCGCCCTGGAGGATGGGCCGATGCGCAGTTTGTTCCTGCAACTCATGGAGACGGCCGGCGTATCCCCGTTGCTGCTCACCAAGATGCAGGCGACTACTCCCGCTCCTGTTCAGCAGCCGCAACAACCAACCACGACGCAGACGGTCCCCGCTAACGTCACACCTGCTGTATGAAGGAGGTAGGGCGCGATCAAAAACTGTTCGTCATCAAGAAATACATCATGGCTCGATCAGCGGCGGACGCGATACGCAAGGAAAGGACAATCGCGCCCGACGACGTTTGGATCGATGAAGACTGGAGAAAATCAGAAAGAAATAAACTAGCCGAAGCGATTGGCTTCACAAACACTCGAACAACATGACGCCCGACAAACGCGCACTCATTACCGCATTCGTGGAAAACAAGGCGATGGCCGACGCCGTAAGGAGTGTCTTGCTTGAAGGCATCACACCGTTTGGCTTCGACCGTTTCATATCGACGCTCGATCGATCAATTTCGAACGACGAGTACGGACAGCAGGTGAAGATGCGCGCCGAAGCCGCCGACTTGCTCGAAAAAGGTTTTGCACAGCTCACCAAGGTTGCCAACGCCTCGCAGGGTGTACAATCCAGTGAGAAGAACTCATCTCGTTAATCCGTGCCCGCCTCTCGCCTGTCCACAATCACAGGCTAATGGTCGAGGGAGGCGCACACGGGTTCGCAAGACCCGTTTAAATAATTGGAGGTGGGGACACCGCCGTAATAAAAAATCTCTATGTCGCAAGACGACGAACAGGTAATTGCTGACGCCGCAGATCAGCACGGGGGGGAAGGTGACGACCTCGACAATAAAGACGACACCGATACCGGTTCCGACGACGGCCAGGACACTGGCGACGGCGAAGGAAGAGGGAACGACAAGGCAGGTGACGAAGGCGGTTTTAAAACCAAGTTCGAGGACCAGCAAAAGCGTGCCAACAATGCTGAGAGACTTCTCAAGGCAGCGGGCCTAGACCCGAAGACCGGTAAGCCCAAGGAGAGCCGCGCTCCGAATAAAGACGGCAAGAATGCTCTTTCGGATGAGGATAACGCTCGCATCGACCGAGCAGAGGAACGCGCCGAACGCGCCGAACTCCGCTCAGTTGGCGTAACGCACCCCGACGACATCGCATTTGTCCGCAAACAAGCGAAACATTTTGACGGTGACGTAGTGGCGGCCGCAGACGACGAATTTGTAAAAAACAAACTCGCTCGCATGAAGGCAACTCGCGATACCAAAGATGCGACCCCTCAGCCAAACAGACGCAGCGGTGCGTCGCGCTCCACCAAACTGCCGGACTTCTCAAAGATGAGCAACACGGAATTTGACAAGTGGGAGCGAGAAAACCGCGCTTAACATTAGCCCACTCACTTTATGGCTCAGACAGACACAACTGTCATCGATCCGGGCGTAGCAAACTTCTACGACCGACGCCTTCTTCGTAAGGCATTTCCTCGACTCATTCACTCGCTCTACGCGCAGACTAAAGACCTGCCAGCGAACGGTTCAGACGTTATCAAGTTCCGTCGGTACAGCTTGCTCACTGCGGCTACCACGCCCCTGACAGAAGGCGTGACACCGTCGGGCAGTCAGCTTTCGAAGACGGACATTTCGTCCACAGTGAAGCAGTACGGTGACTACGTCACGCTTACTGACAAGCTTCTGTTCACGACAACCGACCCGGTTCTCACGGAAGCGAACAGCGTGCTCGCCCAACAGGCGGGCAATACGCTCGACCAGCTTACTCGCGACATCATCATCGCCGGCACCACGATCCAGTACGCTTCGACAGCGGCTGCTCGTACCGACGTTACGGCCGCGATGAAGCTCAACCTCGCTGAAATTCAGGAGGCGGTCCGCACCCTCAAAAACAACAATGCGGAGAAGATCACTGAGATGATCGACCCATCGTCCGGAACGGAGACATCTCCGGTCGATGCTGCATTCATTGGCTTCGTTCATCCGAACGCCAGCTTCGACCTTAAGAACGCCACCGGCTTCATCAAGGTGGAGCATTACGGACAGCGCAAGGCGCTTCCGGGCGAAATCGGCGCGCTCGACGAAGTCCGCTTCATCGAAAGCACGAATGCGAAGGTCTTCACGGCAGGCGGCTCAGGCGGTGCAGATGTATACGGCACGCTTATCATTGGCGCCGACTTCTACGCGCAATCCCGCATCGCGGGCGAAGCGATGAAGAACATCATCAAGCCGCTCGGCTCCGGTGGTTCATCCGACCCGCTCGACCAGCGCCAGACCTCGGGCTGGAAGGCAACGTTCGTTGCAACCCGTCTCAATGAGGCGTTTGCAGTTCGCATCGAACACGGTGTCACCGCTTAATTCGCTAACCCATTAACCTATGACAAAAACGTCAGAGAAGAAGCCGAAGGCTCCTAAGAAGCCGAAGGTAGATCAGGTAGGCGGTGAAGCGGCACACATCGGTAAGGCGGAACGGATGCGCTTGCATCTTGAAGCTCAGCCGAAGGTCGCCATCATGATTCCGCTTGGTCAAGGCGAAGCAGCGGGATCGACCGAATCGGTCATCCTGAACGGCTACCGCCTGAACATCCGCAAGGGCGAATACGTCCATGTGCCGGAACAGGTGGCGCGCGTCATCATGGAAAGCCAGCAGCAGACCGCGCAGGCTATCGAAAATTACTTCCTCATGAACGCCGAGGGCAAGTCCAAGGCCATGAAGCAGAAGGAACTTAGCAACTAACCTAAAGCTCTATGGCAATTACAACAACCCAGAGCGTCAATCACATCCGCAACGTGGCCGTCGGTCGCTACAAGGACACCGGCACCGCGGCAGCGTTTACGATCACCACCGGCTTTAAGCCGCGCTGGGTCAAGATCATGAACGTTGACGGCATCTGCATGGAGGAATGGTATGAAGGCATGGCCGACGCCAGCGCCGTCAAGACCGTCGACTCCGGTGCCGGCACGACCGACATCATCAAAATCACGTCGAACGGCATCACTGTCAGTTCGTCCGGCTTCACTGTCGGCCTCGACACGGACATCAACGTATCGAGCGAACAGTTGAGTTGGATCGCGATGGGCTAAACCCCTCGCTGGTTCGCAGGGGGGCCGTCGAGAGAAAACGGCCCTCCCAACGAGCCAAACGCTCGCATATGCAATTCAACGATACATCGACAAAACAGGGATTGCTTCAAGACTGCGAGTTCCGCACGAACCTCGGCGACGGGACAATTACCGGCGACGCCGCGCTGAAAGCGCAATTCACGCGTCTACTCAACATCCGATACGCCCGGACGCTCGGGAAGCTACAGATCCTCACCGGCAAGGACGGCGCCGAGGA